ATCTAGCCGCCTGCGCTCACGAGTGTAAGCTTTCTCTGAGTGAAGTTGTCGCAGAAAGCATCAAAAAGCTTGAAGGCCGTGAGCAACGTGGTACATTAAAGGGTTCCGGTGATGACCGTTAAGAAAGGATCCGCTATGAAAGCACTGTTACTTATCCCTGCTGTAGCCCTACTGTCTGCTTGTTCCGCTTTAGAAGGCTATGTTCATACTGCTGAAGGTGTGGCTGCTGAAGTTTATGCCATCCGTGCTATGGTACACTGCAAGCGTGACCTTAATGACCGTATCAATCTGGAAGCTGAGGTTAACAAAGCTATCTCTGGCCAGGATTCCAACAGCACTGTACTCTACATCCGTCCAGATTGCGATGGGGACACGAGTACGCCTGAGTAAACACTAGTAGCAGGGGTGTATGGTGAAACTGGAGATCACACGGGTCTTCTAAACCTGTAGTCTAGGTTCGAGTCCTAGTACACCCGCCACTTGTCCTGTAAATAACCCAGGAAGGTACGTAGCACAACCGTTATGAGGTATGGCCCGCGGCTGTACGTAAAGAGCTACACTGCGGAACCGCGCTCGGCTAGTCGCGGGATACAAGTCTTGTAACTGCGTAGCGGGAGCAAGGGTCAAAGACTGGGATCCAACTTAGTCAGGCTAACTGGCCGCCAATTCCACGGAGAAACCTAATGGTAACTTATGTAGACCCGCCGAGTGGGTGGCGGTATGGCTTTCCTAAAGCTATGCCAGATGACCTACCTGATAGTCAGACTTTTAGAGGGTGGTTGGTTAGTGAAGGATACCCTAAAGAGTTAATCGAAGAGTTTGGAGATAATTTCCACTGTAGTTACTGGAAAGAGGAGAAACCTAATGAAAAATAAGTACACCATCACTATTGATGACGAAACTGCTGACGCTATCATTATAAAAAACCTTAAGGAGTTCATCCTGGATGACCTTACTGATACAGACACACGAGAAGCTATGCTAACTACACTACAATTCTTTATGAGTAAGGAAGAGTTCAAAGACTTCTGTGTCGAGATGGTTACCGGCTACAACGATTAGGAGTTAAATAGGCAGATGAACGAATACCAAAACTTTATCCATACCTCTCGCTATGCTCGTTGGCTAGAAAATGAAGGAAGACGAGAAACTTGGGAAGAAACTGTAGATCGCTACATCAACAACATCGTAAAACCAGTACTAAATAGCTCTGATCTTAGCAGTCGCCTTGCTAATGCAATCAAACGCATGGATATTATGCCTTCTATGCGAGCTATGATGACCGCTGGTCCTGCTGCAAATCGTGATAACACTTGCATCTACAACTGTGCGTACCTTCCTGTAGACAAGACCACGGCTTTTGCCGAAGCAATGTTTGTCTTGCTGAATGGAACAGGTGTTGGCTATAGTGTAGAGAGACAGTTTATTAAGGAGCTTCCTGATGTACCTTTCCTCACTGAAGTAAACAGCCTTAAGGTTATTGTGGAAGATTCTAAAGAAGGGTGGGCTGATGCCTTGAATAGCCTTATCACCCATCTGTACAATGGAGAAGTACTCGACTGGGATTTGTCTAAGATCCGACCGGCTGGTGCAAAGCTTAAAACCTTTGGAGGTAGGGCTAGCGGACCAGAGCCTTTGGATAGCTTGTTTAAGTTTACTACAAACATCTTTCGCAATGCCGAGGGCCGTAAGCTGACCTCTATCGAGTGTCACGATCTTATGTGTAAGATTGCTGATGTTGTTGTAGTAGGCGGTGTACGTAGATCTGCTATGATTAGTCTGAGTAATCTCAGTGATGACCGTATGCGTCATGCTAAGTCTGGCCAGTGGTGGGACAAACATCCTTACCGTGCTCTTGCTAATAACAGTGCAGTTTACAGTGAGAAGCCAGATAGTGAGACATTCCTCCGTGAGTGGCTTAGCTTGGTGGAGTCCAAATCAGGTGAGCGTGGTATCTTTAATCGCCAAGCAGCAATAGAACAGGTTAAGCGTAACGGTAGGCGTAATCCTAACTACGCATTTGGGACTAACCCATGCTCTGAGATTATCCTACGTCCTCGTCAGTTCTGTAACCTTACTGAAGTCGTGTGTCGATCAGAAGACAGTGTAGCTAGCCTACAGGAAAAAGTCTACCTAGCAACGGTTCTTGGAACTGTTCAAGCAACATACACTTATTTCCCGTATCTTGAAAAACTAAACTCTGATTGGAAGACTAACACTGAGGAAGAGCGTTTACTGGGTGTATCTATGACAGGAATTTTGGACTGTCCTTTGGTATCCCTTGAGTACTCCTCTGATAAGCCTGCTCCTTGGCAAGTCTTGCGCAACTTGAAAGAAGTAGCTGTCGAGACAAACAAAAGATTGTCCAATAAACTAAAAATTAATCAAGCTGCTGCTATTACCTGTGTTAAGCCTAGTGGTACAGTTTCACAGCTTGTAGATAGCGCTAGTGGTATTCACCCTCGGCACTCTGAGTACTACATTAGAACAGTTCGTGGAGATAAGAAAGATCCATTGACTGAGTTTATGGTAGCTAAAGGATTTCCGCACGAAGACTGTCACTATAACCCCAACAATACGACTGTCTTTAGTTTTCCTGTCGCATCCCCTAAAGGCTCGTTGACCAGATCTGAACTAAACGCTATTATGCACCTTGAGCTATGGCAGATGTACCAGGAAGAGTGGTGTGAGCATAAGCCTAGTATCACTGTTAGTGTTGAAGACTGGGAATGGGTTGATGTCGCTCAGTTTGTTTACGAGAACTTCGATACTATGACTGGAGTAGCCTTTCTACCCTATGATGGAGGCTCCTATATCCAAGCGCCCTACCAAGGAATTGATGAAGATGAGTACACAAGATTGCTTGAAAAGATGCCCAAAGACATCGACTGGACAGAACTGCGACTGTACGAATCAGGAGACCACACCAAATCAAGTCAAACCTTTGCTTGCACAGGAGACGTGTGTGAAGTTGTCGATATCTAATCCTTGGTTAGATTGGATAGAAGCACAGTGTAAACTGTACAAGAAGTCTATGACCCTAGGGAGACCTAAGTAATGACTGAACTTGAGCTACTCAAAGTTGAGAATGCACGGTTAAAAGAGATCCTCAGGCAGTGTAATGTAGAACGCTACGCTGTACCATTTATCTGTGGTAAAGGAGGCGAAGAAGATTCCAATGGCTTGCCTGAAAGACTACATGTGTGCCCTGTGTACGGAGCAGATGTAGGTGCTACTGCCTTGTATGAACGTGTTAAACTACCGTGGGAAGACTAAGCTAAATGACATCAGCTAAACTACTAGCCAAGACAGTGATGGTTGAAGACTTTAAGTACAGCCTCCCTCAGATTGTAGACTATGTAGCTAGGGTTAGTAACCCAACCGCTAAAGTAAGGGACACTGATAAACTAATCAACTACATGACTGAGCATGGCCATTGGTCTCCCTTTGAGATGGTTAATGTTGTACTGGATATAACTACAACCAGGGATATGGCCAGACAGTTGCTCAGGCATAGGTCTATGTGCTACCAAGAGTTCTCTCAGAGATACTCAGCTACAGAAACTACTGGGCTTATTAGAGAGACTAGGCTACAGGACTATAAGAACAGACAAAACTCTTTACCTTGTGAAGACAAGGAGATCAAAGAATGGTTTACTGATGCACAGAAACAAGTTATGGATCTTAGCTTCCGACTATACGATCAAGCCCTTAAGAAGGGTGTGGCTAAAGAACAAGCCAGAGCAATCCTTCCAGAGGGACTTACTCGTAGCAGGTTGTTTGCTAACGGCACCCTACGTAGTTGGATACATTATATTGACCTAAGAACTAAGCCTGACACACAGAAAGAACACAGGGAATTAGCACTACGGTGTGCTGAGGCAATTGAGCCTGAGTTTCCTATGATTGTTAACTTTGTACATAAGGAGAACTAAGGTATGATCCCAGTAATGTGGATTATTGTAGCTATCATCGTTGGGAAAGACGGCAATGTGGTGAATACAATGTCCCCTTCTTGGCCGACACAAGAGGAATGTGAGAAAGTAAGGGCTAATGGAGACAGCTTTATCAAAAGCAAAGGATTCAAAGTAGAGTCTAAGTGTGTAATGTTTGGAGGTGTTGAATCTTGAGCAACGATAAGTATTGTGATTGTTACAGCATGTGGGTTACTGATTGTACCTGCGCTCAGCAAGTTGTCGAGGACAAGTCAGGCAACGGCCACACCCTAAAGCCTAAGCGTATTACCCAGTGTCTCTGCCGTAAGGAACCTCTTACCCAACTGTGTGGCACTGGTTCCTGTCACTGGGCTGGGGCGGAGGATCAGATGGATAAGCCCTATGTTGGTGTAACCAAAGGATTCAAGGAAGAGATCGAGGATTGGCGTCGGTTGCTGGCCATCGATAACATGGCTAAGAAGTATCTGGTTCCGATAGACGAGAGAGAAGATCCTCCACCACAGAAGGACATAATCAATAAGCCAGAGCACTACAACCATGGCTATATAGAGTGCATTGATTACCTTAAGGACAACATGTCAGATGAAGCATTCCAAGGCTACCTAGAGGGCAACTCTAAGAAGTACCTGCATCGGTGGAGATTCAAAGGTAAAGACAAGGATCTACAGAAAGCAAGGTGGTACCTTGACTACTGGATCAAACACAGGGAACAGGGGGCGTAAGCCCCCTTACCTTT